AAGAGTTATTCATGGTCGCACTACAACCCAGAGTGGTTTCGTTGAAGAACAAGAAGTAAGCATCGTATTTATTCGTGACAGAATTGCAAAGACAATGCGCGCGGCTTTCCAGGCTTTCATTGGACAAGCTGAGTCATCCACATTGCAAGGTTCATTGAGTTCAAGAGCAGTAGGTATTCTTAATGGATTAATTAGTCAGGGATTAATAACACAATTTGCCGATTTAAAAATTGCTCGCGATCAAGTTGATCCAACACAATGGAATATTTCCGTAGCGGTTCAACCAGTATATCCAGTTAACTACATTTACATTGAAGTTTCTATTGGATTATTATAACTTAAAGGAAACAAATGCCACTTAGGGACCAATCTACGCCTTTATATCAGAACAGAACCGGAACACATTTATCTACCAATATTATACTTTTGGTAAATAATCGCGCTATTGCTGCCGTAAAGACATTAGCAATTACAGAATCTCGCGGCATATCAATGATAAATGAAATAGGCTCAGATGGCCATATCGATAGTGCGCCTAACAAATCAACTGATGTTTCTGGCAGCTGCTCACGTACACGATTTAATAGAACGCGCATTGCCGAAGCTTTTGACAGAGGTTTCGTGCATGTTGCGGCACAACGTGTTCCATTTGAAATTGTAATTCAAGATAATTTCCAAGGCAGCGATGATGACAGCAAAATTATCACTACTATACGAAATGTTTGGATTGAAAGAATAGAGGTTACTTATAGCGCAGAAGATTTTGTTATTGTAGAAAACATGAATTGGCAAGCAGAATCAATTGATAGCCATCTTGGTAATCAGCAGAACGTAGTTGGAATTAGTCATGCTGGAAATAGTGCGCCAAATATAATTAATCCATTTGAAGCTTCGGCCGATTTTGGCACTTATCGTGGCGCTCTTGATGGCGCGGGTCTAATTAACGCTGTTGTAAACGGCACTCTTTAATTAATATTCAGCAATAATTCGGCGTTATATATATAGGAGGTAATTGCGCTACTGCCAATTAAAGCAGAAGTGCATGGCATAAGTTTAACAAATAGGAGAGTAAGATGGAAGAGCAAAAAGGCCGAAGTTCTCGTGGAAGTATTGAGAGTCCGTTAGGCCGAGTTAATATATCATCGTCCGGCCAGAAACGACCAATGATTAGTGTAGACGATCCAACAGACCCTGTATCTCCGGAAGGACAGTATGTACAGGAATCATCAGTGGCAGATAGACGCAGAGCTTATGCCCAAGCCCAAGCGCGTGAGGAACGTGTTGCGGCAGATGCTAGAGTTTTAGCAGAGGAAGCTCATCGCTCCAGGGTTGATGAAAGAATGGAATCTGGAGCAAAGAAAAGAACAGAAATATTATTAGGACTTGGAAGAGGGGTAAAAGATGTTGATGTTGAAGGCATAATATTTTCTCTTAGAACATTGAAAAATTATGAATGGAAAGATGCGATAAAAGCGGTAGCATTATCAGAGTTGGCTATAGAGCAAGCTTATGAAATGAGGGCTCAAACATTATCAAGATCTATTTTTGCTATTGATTCTCAGTCTATTGAAATGGTATTAGGATCCTCTGAATTAGATGATAAAATTGATTTTGTACAAAATTTAGATGAGGCTGTAGTTTCGTATTTATATGACTCATATAATAAACTTGTTGCTGAAAACAAGTCCAAATTTAATATTAATTCACCTGAGGGAATTCAGGAGGTGGTTGAAGAAATAAAAAAATAACAAGGGAGCCAGATCACAAGTTTTTGTCGCATTTAGTTAATACGTTCGGAAGGCTCCCTGATGATTTATTTTTTGAAGAAATGGATCCTATAATTCGACTTTGGTTGTATGAAAGTTGGATTGCAGATTTAGAAGATAAACACAAGTTTATGAAAGATTATACAATTTTGGGCGGTTCATTTCACAATCCAGATGCAGCTAAGCAAATGATGCAAGCAGAAAATCCAAGTATTATTTCAACGGACGAAGAATATGAAAAGTCAACACAAATGGTATTAGATGAAGATAAGTTAGACAAAGAGATGCAGTCAGGGCACAGAAGACGTAGAAGACAAATTAGAAAAGTGATAAACAAAGATAGCAAATAGGTATAAATGGCTGATATAAAAGATTTTCAAGTTGAAGAATTAAAAGCCATGGCAGAAGGGCTTAGTGATACTCCAGCTCTTTTAAAAGCAATATCGGAAGGACATGGCCATGTAACTGAAGCAATGGCTAAAACAATAGAGATATGGCATAAAATGAGCACGGCTGCAACCAGCACTCTTGGACAATATTCAGCATTTGGTAATGTAGCCTCTAATTTGTTTCAAAAAATTTCAAATGGTAGCAAAGATGCTATTAAAGCAGTAGAAGATGCATTAGGCATTAGCTCACAAAAAGTAAAAGAAATGTTCAGAGAAAGTGGGGAAGATATAGCTGGTTTTACAATTATGGCTTTGCAACAAAGTGAGAAATTTAGAGCGGCTTTTCCTATTCCAGAATCATTAAAAAGTCTTAGTCAAGTATCTGGTGACGTATTAGGAAGTGTATCTAGTGATTTTGAAAAAGCTACACAAGCAGTTAATTTACTTCCAAAAGCATTGCGTGGTGACGTTAATGAAGCGCTTAAGGGTTTTCAAGCAGTTGCTGGACAATTTGAAGTATCAAGAAATGCAGAAAATGCATTAATAACATTACAAGCACAAGCTGGTAATTTAGGAGACATGTTTACCAGTTTTGGTAGTGATTTGAGTGGTATTGATTTAATGATGGATAATTGGGGAAAACGTATGGAATCAACTGGTACAGCGGTTGGTATGAGTTCGAATGAAGTGCAAAAATTTGGATTACAGCTTCAAAAAATCCCTGGCATTATGACTGAAACTATTAAAAATATTGATGGAGCTGGTAATTCAACGGATGTTTTAACTGCGGCTTTAAAAATAAATAGAGGCAGTGTTCGTGATTTAGACACTGTGTTTGGAGTCATGAATAATCAAATGAGATTATTTAATACTAGTGGAGAGGATTCATTAAAAATAATTTCTAGAATGCAAGCGTCTGTATCAGGCCTTGGAATTCCACTTGATATAATGAGAGGGTTTATAAATAACACTAGTTCCGCTTTTAAATTTTTTGGTGATAATTCTCAAGCTGCATTAACTATTATGGAGAGGATGGGACCGGCATTAAGTAAATCTGGAGTTGGACCAGAAGGTATTGCTGAAATAGTTGGTGGTATGGTCAAAGGAATTGCAGAGTTAGATGTTGCTCAAGAAGCTTTTATTTCTAGTCAATCTGGCGGCCCTGGAGGACTTCAGGGAGGATATCAAATTGAATTATTAAAACAACAAGGCAAATCAGATCAAGTTTTTGATATGGTGCAGGGTGCTTTGAAGAAACAATTTGGTGGTGGTCCAATTATTGGTCTTGAGGAAGGAAGCAAAAGTTCTGGTGCCGCAGCACAATTAACAAAAGAAGTGGCGTTTTTAAGGCAAGGCCCATTTGGGCAACTAGCCAAAAGCAATGCGGAAGCTTATAAATTATTAGATTCTATGAAAACCGGTTTTGGAAAAGAAGCAATAACAACACCGGAAGAAACAACTCAAAAAGCAATGAAAGCCGGCGAAGCTGTTCAAGATAAGCAAACTCCAATAATCACAGGTATAGCAAATTGGGTCGAACGTATTGGTATAATAATGACAAACGCTTCTGCAAAAACAGCGAGAGAATATACTACAATTAGTGGGCCAAAGATTATTAATCAATTAATGACAGAAGGAAAGAAAACTGCTGCTTTTGATACAACAAGAGTAGTTGAGGCTGAAGCTATTAGAAAACGTGGAGAGGCTGGCGTTGGTGGAACAACTACGGCTGGTCAAAAACCCTCTGGTGCTTTAAAAACAGAATTTCTAAATGTAGCAGAGGTTGCAAAAAGAGCCAAAGAAATTGTTTTGCCAACACAATATCAAATTCCTATGGAACCAGATAGAGGTCCTAGAGATTTAATAGAACGAACTTCGGCTACCGCTCCGCCACAGGCTGGAGTAGGAAAGTTATTACGTTCGGCACAAGCAGCTGGTGCAACAGCTGAGGCTGACAAAAATCAAGCTATTAAATCTACTGCTCAAGATTATTATATTAATATTAATTTAACTGATTTGTTAGCTGGTAATAAACATATACACAATGTAGCTACAGCTGTTGTTAAAAAAGGACATGTGAATATTGAAAGTAGAGCAAGTGGCCTCCCTGCACTCTCTTAATGACTCTGTTAATAATTAAGGAATAATTATGCCAATACCACCAATACTTACAAATGATCAATTTGATGCATTAGGTCGCGCTGGTCTATCAGGAACGGCTACAAATAGCATTAATAAATTAACGGGAGGTATAAATTCTGGAGGTTTTGAGTCGAACGTGGCGCCTAGTACAAGCGGCTTTGGAACAAGGCAAAGCAGAGTTCCAAATAATAGGCCGGCTTCCGAAGCGCGTCATATGATGCGATGGTTAGTTCCTGAACAGCCTATAATACAAATGTATGTTAATCCTCAAAACTTTAAGGTTGATTATAAGAAACAGATATCTAAAGTTCGTACAAAAGGCGGATATGTATTACAATATTGGGGAGAAGAATTAACTTCATTAAGTATTAGCGGAACAACAGGAACATCTGGGATTGAAGGAATAAATGTTTTAAATGATGTATATAGGAACGAACAATTAATGATTGATCCATTCGCTTTATTTTTACAAGCGGATCGTGACAGGGCGGAAGAAGATAGTTTAACTGGGTTTGGCAGTTCATTATTTGGTCAAGTAGGAAAAATATTAACAAATGCAAAAGACGGTGGTATATCAAATGTATCTAGAGCCAAACCAACTCTTGCTTCTATAGCTTTCACAGTGGAGCTTTATTGGTCAGGAGAAGTATGGAGAGGGTTTTTCGAGAATTTTAGTGTTACTGAAAGTGCAGACAAACTTGGATTATTTGATTATTCTATGACATTTACAGTTACACAAAAACGCGGATTTCGTAATAACTTCCTTGCATGGCATAAAAGCGCGACATCAGGTCCAAGCAACAGCGATCCCAGAGTTGGAGCGCCTTATAGTTTTGCAGGAAATACAAGCCCGGTTATTACAGCGCCACGTAACAGGGTTGATCAGCCAAGTCTTGACTCAACATATCCTAGCCTTGGGAACGGAGCCGCCGGTAAAACTAAAACACCAGATATTATAGATGCTTTTGGAATATTTTAAAGAGTAAGAAGATATGAGTTTTTTATCAAATATAGGAAAAGTTGGCGGAGAATTTCTAGCCTCTTTAAATGAACAAACGCTTTCATCAGAAAATACTATTAGATCATTAGATACGATAGATCCGGATGATCCAGATCGTGTGATTAATTTTGGAGCATTGGGTGATTTTGCAAAGCGTGTTGATCAATCTGCTCAACGTTCGTATGTTGAATCCGGTTATATTAGAAACGTTAAACCTAATTTTTATGAGATTCTTCTTCAAGAACCAAATATAACAATAGCTATTAAAAAAAGAATATTTTCTTCTTTGATTGATAATTATAGATTTGATTTAATGGATACTGGAGATAAGTTATTTTTCAGGGCGTCTAAAAAATTATTTCAAAATAAATGCAATGCTATTTCAACTTATGAAAAATTAAGTAAAATAGAGAGGGTTGTGAAAAATAAGGGCGCATTAGACGAATATATGGTTCCTGCAATTTTAGCAGGAGTAGATTCGCTAGATGCTTTGGGTGTGGATATCATAGATCCTAAAACCAGGGCTACATTAGACACGATTAGAAAGCTTACATTGCTTTCAGAACCAAATGAATTTACATCGTGGATAGTTGATAGAACTACGGCTTTTGCAAGTGACACTGGTGAAGGAACTGGCGTATTTGAATTAACCACTGTTGCGAGTGTAAATACAACAACTAGTGTGAATTTCAAAGG